ATGTCAGATAAGTTTTTTTTGGTATTTTTCAAAGGGGTGGTTTGAAATTAATGGAAGGGGGGGATAAGATGCTTGATAAATTTGCAAAGCCGCCAGTATTTTTAAGAAAAGAAGCAAAAGATAAATATTGCAGTATTGCTGGAGTATTATTTTCTGAAGGTAAATGGAAAACGGGCGATGAGGTTGCGTTATCGGCCTTGGTTACAAATTATCAACATTGGATTGATGCTGAAAAGTTGATTAAAAGCAATGGCGATATGTGTTTTACTACAGAAAGCGGATATCGGCAGCAGATTCCGGAAATATCAATCGCAAATAATGCGATGAAACTGATGCTAACCTTTATCAAAGAATTTGGTTTGACTCCAAAAGAACGTGCCAAGCTGCAAGAAATGCTGTTTAGTGACAGCGATGACGAATTAGAAAACATGGTAATCAAATAATTGAATGATTTTGAAAAATTATTAATCGAACAAAACGTTAAAGAACAAACCGAATACAACCTTGATAGATTGATAAAGGACCTGCAGCAAAAATGGGATGATGACGAATATTATTACGATAAAGACGAAGCCAGGAAGTTTTACAATTTTGCAAACAGACTGCAACTGGACAAGGGCAAGAAAGGCCAGACAATAAGCCTTTTAAAATTCCAGTTTGAAACATTAACGGAGATACTTTGTGTTAAGGTCCGCAAAACAAATCTGAGAAAGCACAAGGAATGCTTGCTGGACATCGCAAGGAAGAATTCCAAGGGCACAATAACCGCCTTGATTGTTATTTATTTGTACTTCACGGATCCAACGTTTGGCGCCGAATATATCATAGTTGCGAATGATGTAAAACAGGCCAAGAACTTATTCAATACGATAAGCCTTATGATTAAAACTAATAATACTCTGAAAAAATATGTAAAGATAACGGATTCCGCAAAGCAAATGTACCGTAAAGCTACAAATTCTTTTTTAAGGGTGCTGGCAAATGACGGAACAAACCTAGATTCCTACGCAACTTATATCATGGTGTGCGATGAGGCCCACGAATATAAAAACTCGGACGCATATACAAAATTGAGGACAGGTATGGGCTTATGGAAAGAGCCTATATGCTTGATAACCACAACGGCATCAAGTGGACAGGATCCAAACAACCTAGAGTTTGAGTTTTACAACTATGCAAAAGATATTCAATCCGGAAAGTTTGAAGACAAGAAATTCTATAGCCGGATATTTGAAGCGAAAAAAGAATGCGACTTGATGGATGTTAAAGAGTGGATTAATAGCAACCCGGCCATTGGAACTTTCAGACAGGCCGATGACATAGAAGAATTCCTAACAAAGGCAACACACATAAGATCATTCGAGGCTAAAGCAAGAAGGCTGTATCTGAATCAGCATGTGGCCCTTGATGGTGAGAACGCTATCAACATGGCTGACTGGAGAGCGTGTCTGCAGGATGTTAACCTTGAAGAATTAAGGGGAATGCCTTGCTGGTGTGGACTCGATATGGCTTATATAAAGGACATAATCGCCTATGTGCAATGCTTTTATCTGCCGGACAGCAACAAGTTTATCATCTATCCGCACCTATTTACACCTAAAGAAACGCTGTACGAGCGTTCAGAACGCGACAATGTGCGCTATGACCTATACGCTGGCAAGGGAGAATTAAACCTTTTAAACGGCTACTATGTTGATAACGAGGAATTGTTCAACTATATCGATGACCTTAACGGAAAATATTCCTTTGATACTCAGGAAATATCCTTTGACCGTTGGGGCTCTGGCGACATCCGCAGCAGGCTGGAAAAGAAATACGACATATTCCCATTCGGCCAGGGTTACAAGGATATGAGCCCGTCAATCCGTGACTTTGAAATGATGATGCTTGACAAGCGGCTTATAATTGCAAACAACGGCCTGTTAACTTGGATGGCATCCAATGTTGTGGCTACTGAGGATCCGGCTGGCAATGTAAAGTATGACAAATCGAAAGCAAAGAACAAGATTGACGGCGTTATAGCGATGCTTATGGCTCTTGCAAGGGCTCAATATGCGAATGACGGCAATAATTACAATGCTTTGGCTGCACTTGAAGCCATGAACTGGGGTGATTAAATTGAAGAAACCAAACCTAAAGGCTAGTACAGTGGCAGATATTCTCACTGTGATGGCTTTTTTTATTATATTTATCACTACATTGTTTATCAATTTATACATTGCAATGTATATTTTGGCGGCAATTTTGATAGTGATTAGCTATTTTATTGCAAGGGGGTGATAAATAAAAATGTTTTGGGATAAAAAAGAAACAAGAATGACTTATGCGGATATGAATAACTATACATGGACACCGGCAAGCAGCACTCTCACCGATGCAGAAATGAAAGAAAGCACATACTTTAAGTGTATTAAGATTCTGGCTGAAAGCGTGGGTAAAGTGCCAATGGTGCTCAAACAAGAAACAAAGGTTGGAGAAGTTAAAGCAACGGGGCATTATTTATTCGATATGCTGAAGAATAGGCCGAACCCGTTTATGAGTTCAATTGACTTTTTCAAGGCTCTTGAAGCAGGCAGACAGCATTACGGTGAATCTGCAGCACTAATAGCCAGGGATGGATCCGGAAAGGTAACAGGATTATACCCGATCATCGTTACAAAGTTTGTAATTGACAATGTGGGAATAGCAAAGAGTAAAAAGAAGAACGCAATCCTCGTATATTATAGATGCGGAGCAGACTTGACGGAATATAATTGCCTATACTCGGATGTGCTTCACCTTAAATCACTCACTCTCAACGGGATAACATCCGTAAGCGTAAAGGATAACTTGATTGACACCATAACAACTAATCAAAGTTCACAGGCCTACCAGAAGGATTTATTCTCCAACGGCCTAACAAATAAAGCCGTGGTACAGATGATGACCGACATCAAGGACGAAAAGGAACTGGGAAAAATACAGGATAAGTTTTCAAGGCTGTATTCTTCTACCGGCAGGATATTCACAGTTCCGGCAGGCTTTACAGTCACGCCATTAAACCTCTCACTTGCTGATAGCCAGTTCGCTGAGCTTAAGAGACTGGGAGCGATAGACATAGCAACAGCCTTCGGCGTTCCTCCTTACTTGCTGGGATTCCTTGAAGGATATAATAACAACTCACTGGAGCAATCATCGCTGTCATTCCTGGTCAATACGTTGCTGATTCTGTTTGAAACAATCGAATCTGAATGCAACTATAAGTTATTGACTGAGGTAGAACGAAGAGCAGGGTTCTTCTTCAAATTTAATACAGGGGTATTGCTTAGGACCAGCGCAAAAGAGCAAGCCGAAATAATAAATTCATATGTTCAATCATCCGTTTACACTCCAAACGATGGACGTTCACTGTTAGGACTCCCAAGGGATCCAAACGGGGACGACTTAATCGCCAGTTCGGGCACATATAAACTCAAGGACTTGGGAAAGGGGGTGAATAATGGTGGACAATAAAGAATTTAGAAGTTTGGACAATTTGGAAGTCAGGAGCGTTGCTGAAAATGCAAACGAATTAATCCTTGAGGGCTACATAGCGAAATTTGATTCGCTAATAGAACTATGCTCTGGCTATTTCGAGAAAATAGACCGTCATGCTTTCGATGAAACACTAGCAGACGGGCACAATGTTTATTTAGTCTATAGCCACGATATAAGCAAGGTCTTGGCCAGCAAGAGGAATAATACCTTAGAACTATCTACGGATGACATGGGGCTCAAATTCAGGGCAAATATTAATAAAAATCTCAGTTATGCCGCAGATACTTACGAACTTGTGAATAGCGGCGAAGTGAGGGGCTGCTCATTTGGCTTTTACACACTGAAAGACAATGTGGAATATGACAACGCAAATGATGTAATTACAAGGACATTGCAACAAGTGCATCTACTGGAAGGCACAATTACTCCTATACCGGCCTATGAAGATACAACAGTCGAGGCTAGGGCAAAGGGATATAAAGAAGAAATCAACAAAAACACACAAACTGAAGAAGAATTAAGGGAGCTCGGTGAAGAACTGGAGCTTTTTTTAATTAACGATGAAATAGAAAGGGGTTAAACGATGGATAAAATAGCAGAAATGAGGCAGAAACTTGAAGCCTTAAAGGTTGAAGTCAGAGAATTGACCGATGCAAAGAAGGTTGAAGAAGCAAAGGTAAAAATGCAGGAGCTCAGAGACACAAAGGAATCCTTGAAAATCGAGGAAGAACTTGTTGCTGAAGAAAAACGCGATCTTGAATCACAGGATAAAAAAGAAGAGAAAAGAGGGGAAATAATGGATAAAAATTTAGAATACAGAGCAATAACAAAAATACTTTTAAAGCAGGAGCTCACTCCTGAAGAAAG